CGTCAATTACCCACCCATCCCATTGCACTATTAAAACAAAGTCCGTGTGGATGTATTTGTGCAACTCCTGAAGGATAAATTTGCTATACGCTTGGCGACTGTTAATACTCATGTGGTCAATAAATAATTCACCACCAAATTGAATGTGTCGTTTGCTTCTTTCTATGGCTTTTTTGGCTTTGTCAGGCTGCACCGAGTCTATGGCACAAATAGTAACGCTTGGTAATTTGAGCATTAATCTTCAATTTGTATGAAAGCGTTGTTTTTTGGCAACAGTTCAGGCCAAACATACAATGCCAATTTTGGAAACATATCCCTGCGAGTTACCAAGCCATTAGACTTCTTTTCAATTTCTGCCGCCAAAAACACTAATCTGTTAAGCGGAATACCATTGACTTTCCATTGGTTTACGGCAGCTTGGTCAATTTTAAATAGGTTTGCAACAGCTTTAGCGCCCCCTAAAATGCCTATCATTTGTGCGTCTGTAAGCGCTAATGTTGTTTTCATGCGTCAATCTTACATAAAAATAATATATTTATCAAGGCTATTGCAAAACTTTATAAGTTGGCTTATAGTCTGTATATAGCAATTTCGCTATGCCATTTAAGGGGATTCAAATGGGTGAATTAAACCAACTAATGCTGGAAATGGAAGAGCGCTTAGAAATAGCGCTAGACAACATGGAATTTGGCACAGAAATGGCACAGGATGACATTGATGTTATTCGTGCAGCTTGTGGCAAACCTAAACGCAATGTTTTACTACAAACCGTATTTGACGACTTTGGTAATGTTTTTGGAGGTCAAAATGCAACAGTCTGAAAGCATTGCAAACTTAGCCAAAGCGCTATCAACAGTACAAGGGCAATTAACTCATGCTAAAAAAGACTCTGCAAACCCTTTTTTCAAAAGTAAATATGCTGACCTTGAGTCTGTTTGGGATGCTTGCCGTATTCCTTTGGATGACAATAATTTGGCTGTGGCTCAATTCCCTGGGACTTATTCAGACTTAGATAAGTCCATGTCTTTAACTACCATTCTTATGCACTCTAGCGGAGAATGGATTAGCCATGAAATGTCTGTACCTGTTAGCAAAGTAGACCCACAAGGCGCTGGGTCAGCTTTAACTTATATGCGTAGGTACGCATTGGCAGCAGTAGTAGGAGTAGTACAAGCAGACGATGACGGTAATGCCGCTTCGTCACCTAAACCAGTAGTAAAAGCAAAGGAAATCTAATGGCTTACATACCAAAAGAAGGTAGTGGTTCACTATTTAAAAATGACCGCAAAACAACCGAAAATCATCCAGATTATACAGGCTCTATCATGGTCAATAACCGTGAACACTATTTATCTGCGTGGGTTAAAGAAGGCACTAAAGGGAAATTCTTTAGCGTATCTATTGGCAAAGAAAAAGAGGCTAAAGGATTTACACCTAAAGGGTCTGATGAAATTGTAGATTCAGACCTACCGTTTTAGGAGATGGATATGCTAAGTCAAATCAAAGATGTTATTGGCGACAAAGCCATTATTTCTACTGAACCATTTGGAGTGGATGAAGAAAGACAGTTAATAGCATTTGAGGTCAATGACTTAGCTGCCGTACTTCGTGATGTAATACAAGTATGTGCAGATTGTTGTATTTCTGCCGCAGACAGGGAAGCAATACTAGAATTACTTAATTAAGCAGTACAAAGGGGAAAATATGTCACAACATTGGTACTGCGCCTTAACTGGCGCACCACGCTACACCATGACTGGTAAAAACGGCAAAGAACGAAATGTTACTTTGCGTGACGCTAAAGCAGCGCCAGGTACTTTAGTGCCGTCTGTGTCCACCATAAATGGGCAACTTTCTAAAGATGGTCTAAATACATGGCTTCAAACAGAGGCCATTAAAGCGGCTGCGGAAAACCCAAGAGGTCTGCAAGAAGAAAAAAAAGACTATATTGCCAAAATATTGGAGTTGTCTAAAAAGAAATCCCAAGAAGCTATGACTAGGGGAACTCTTATACATGACTTCATAGAGAGCTTTTACAACCAAGAATACCTGCCTGATATGCCTATCTATGTCCGCAAGGTAGATGACGCTATAACGGCTCATTTTGGGCCACAGTTATGGATTGCAGAGCAGTCCCTAGTCAATCAAGAAGGCTATGGCGGTAAGTGCGATTTATATTGCAAAGCAAAAGGTGACTTCGGTGGGGTCGTTATTGACTTTAAGACGACAGAAAAAAGCCCTGGTGATTTAACACCCTACTTAGAGCATACCTTACAATTAGCAGCGTATAGAGAGGTTTTAGCGCCCAAAGCACGGTGCGCCAATGTATACATCAATGGTGAAACTAGCGAGGTGGCTATCTATGAGCATACGGAACAGGCCATTCGTGATGGTTACGAAATGTTTTTATCGTTGCTCAAAATATACAAACTTAAAACTGGGTTAAACTAATTCAAGAGGTGGTAGGTGTGCTTTCCCCTTTGCACAACCATACATCACGGAGTCCTGCCACCTCACCTTATTTAAGGGCGTTAAGCCGCCAATGTAGGATGCAGTAAGTTAGGGTTTTTGCGGCTTTCCACCTAACAAGTAGCAACTGCCAAATACAGCCCTGCTACCTAAAGGTATATATTTAATATACATATTAATACCTATATGTATAGTTATTGACAAAAAGTGTACATATCAGCAATTTTTTTGACATTTTTGTAAAGTTTTGGCGGCTAATTGTAAAGTTATTGACATGGAATTGTAAAGTTATAGTTTACAGACTGTAAAGTTAAAATATCGGTTATAGCCTGTAATGACTTATTAAAGAGTCCTTAAATAGGTTAAAGCCTTATTAATGAGTCATTTTTAAGCTATTAACTTTTTGTTACAAAATGCCCCGTTCGGGAATATTTTTGTAATTTACGCTACTTTTTCTTACATTCTTCCCGTTTGGGAAACTTTTTCTTACTTTGTTATTGACTCAAAATTTACTTGGTTATTGTCGGCTGACCTATTTTAAAAACGCTTGTAAGTGCATGAAATTTCAATAAAAAGTCATGCAAAAATAGGACATCAATGGCACATTTTTGTAACCTATGGGTATCATTACGGCTCACAAATTGAGCCTTATAAGTATCAAATATAGCCCAAGTGTTTTTCATAGTTTACAAATCGTTGTTTTTGTCCAACATATAAGGGTAAACACCTATTAAAAAGTGCATGAAACTTTAATAAATTACTTACATAGCAGGTCAATGACACTATTCAGCTCTATGGCTCTTAGAGATTTCAGACTAAAAAGACTTTGACTTGCTTTCTTTTAAGGGGTTATGAGAAACGATATTTACAAACGGCTAGAAGATGAGCCAAATCCATGCCAATACTGTGAATATAAACAGCGTTGTGCTACGGAAGAATTGGCTTGCAGGCGGTTTCTTTGGTATATAAACGAGGAAAGATGGATAAATAAACCCCAAACCGAACCAAATGAAAAGATGTATCAAATGGTCTTTAGTCCTGAAAATGATGCAGCCATGAAAACATATCTACGCAACTTGCGTAAACATTTAAGGAATGGGAAAGACCTTTTTGATGTTTAGAAGTAAAAACCACCTTATTTTTGACATACAACATCTTAGCGCTAAAGAAAAACGCAAAGAAATAGAAAAATACAACCCATTGCATTACATATTCGGGTTTACCCTAGTTTTTAAACCTTGGCTAACAATAGAGGAAATGTATGAATATTCAAATAGAGATAGTTAAAGAGAATGAAGATGGTTCTGCCGATGCTTTAGTCCACTTTGACAAAGAAGGGCTTGGAATATTAGTAGAAGCTGGAGTTATTAGTATTTTGCGCCAATACATAGAGCAAGAAAAGAAAAAAACCGCAAAAAAGGTTAAAAAGTGAAACCAGTTAAAACCTACACAGGTGGTAAACCGCACCTTGTATCCGAATTAAATGGTAGTTATACAGTCAATGTTAATGGGGGAGAAGTCATGAGCACAAGAAGTTTTGGTCAAGTAGGTAAAAGTTATAATTCAACCTCAGAGGCGTTTAAAGATGCTACTTGGTCTACAGCTATTACTAGACCTGAAAAAAGCGAATACCATCACATTTGGAGTGTTTTAGGGGTATTGTCAGCAGTAGGTCTTGTGGTTTATGTCCTTAACCGTTTTTTGCCATACTAAGCGCTTCAGTTTCTTCTCTGTCTACACGGCTTAACCAACCCTTGCCGAATATTGGGAAGTTCTTTAATGAACGATAGTATTCCCTGCGAGATTCTGAGA